CAGTAGCCGGCGCTTCTTGGGCACCGATGGGCAGCTTGCTTATAGGGCGTTCTTCTAACCGTGCGCCTGTATCGATATACGGATATTTGCTTGGGTTATGCTCAACTGCGGTGATCTCGTACTCAATGCTGTCGCTATTTGCTTTGGCTACGCGAAGCACTCTAAATTGCTGCAGCTTTAGCTCGTCTGACTCAACCGACCATAGCAGTTGCGGCAGTGGTGTTTCGCTGTATTCGGTTGTTACTGCTACCACACTGCCATTAACGGCCTCAATAGTACGCGCCTGCGCTTTACCGCTGGGTAAGTTGATAATGAGTCGATCATTCACCGCAATTGTGGCCGCACGGTCTAAAGTGATCTGCTTGCCGTTAACCGCCGAGATTCGACCACCAATGCGGCTACCTGCAATCAATTGATCTGCTATGCCGATAACGAAGCCAGGTAATGGGATGCTGCCATCCATGCCAACTTTAAAATTGACCGCACGATCATTGTTATTGGTATAAATGGCCCACTTACCGCGGCGCTGCGCTTCTGATTCGCGGGTGCAACCTAAGGCCGATAATTCGATTACGTTGTCGCCATAGCGGCGCTGTAATGGTTGATCTGATACAGAGGTAACATCGGATTCATAAGCATTATCAGGGTTATCCCAGCTGATTAATGCTCGAGTGTATTTAACTTTTTCGCTGCTTGATGAATAGCTAAATTTGCCATCGATCACGTTGGCATTGGTGTAAATAAAATCAATGTCGCGCGGCATGTCAGCAACTGAGTACATTTGGCCGTTTGACCAATAAGTCATGCCACGATAGATAGACGCTAAATCGCGTAATACCTGCCACGCTTCAGTAGCTTGCTGAATGTAGATATTGCAAATATAGCGCGGCTCCATACCGCCTTTGCCATCAGGAACCAGCTGATCACAATATTGTGCAATCTGGTAAAGCTCCCATTTGTCCACCAGCGCAGCATTGATCCGGCGACCTGTACCGAAACGGTCGTCAAGGATGATATCGTAACTCACCCATGCAGGATTATCAGTCCATGCAATTTTAAAACTGCCATCCCACACGCCAGCATAATCACGAGTCAGTGGATTGTAGTTAGTAGGCACCTTTACTTTTCGCATAAAGGGCTCGCAGGATATCACTGGAATGTTTTGGAATTGGCTGGCGTCAAACTCGACATATAACAGTGCTGTATTGGGATACTTTAGCTTGCGGTCAATAACATCGGTGATCGCCGCAATTTGCATTAAATCAGCGACACGATTGTTGTTTTGATTAGGGGTAAGTCGGCGAATACGGATTTGCCAGCCGCTGCCAGTTGGCAAATCAATGCGGTGGCTGCGCTCGTAGGGTTGGGTGGTTTTACCATCAACAGCAGTGCTTAACACGGTTTGATAGCTGCCGCCGTCAGTAGATAGATCAATGGCGTATGCAATGCGATAGCCGTTCACATCACCATTATCGAGCTGTTGCTGCAATGCTGGCCAGCGAAAGCGCACACGTACAGCTGAGAGCAATGAGTTAGTGATCGCGCGGGTGTAAGGCTGATCTGATTTTAACTCAATACCTAAGGCCACCTCGTTTTCAACAGATGGCAGTCCGGGGATGTAAGTTTGATGCGCAGTGCCTGGGCGAAAGTCCCAAATAACACCGGGGAAGTTTTCGGCGCCATTAGGATCAAGTAGTGGAGTGCCATCTAAAAAAACATTCTGCCCCGATAATTGGCCGTCAAACTCCCCTTCACCGATTGCCAGTAAGATTTTAGCTTTTGCAATTGAGCGCAGATCATCTGGTGATTCGACTGGCGAACGCTGCTCACCTTCACCCGCTTTAGCGCCATGAAGTGTCAGTTGTTGATTTAATGCAGGAATACCCATGCTGATTATTGCTCCTGTTGACTGCCGCCGCCATTGCCACCACCTGATTGGATTGGGCGCTTTGATGTGGCAATATCTTCGGCATAAATGCCTGCACTAATAATGGCGCCACCAATGCGGCGCTTACCGTAACCAATACCGACTGGGTTGCCTGCCGCAGTGGTGTTAACTGCGCCACCAAATGCATAACTGGGGGCGTTCTCTGCGGCTTCCCTACCCTTAAGTCCTTTTGCTTGAGGTGAGAGCATTTGCACCACACCACCAGCAACCAGACCAATACCAGCTTGCACTAGCCAACCTTGGCCAAAATAAGCACCAACGACGATCATCACGGCACCGAGAATAGTTTGCAAAATTCCGCCACGCTTGCTGCCACCAATGACAGGGACAATACGAATTTCAGTCGTACCTGCTAAATCAAATTCATCGACCCCTGTATTATGTCCATTGCGAAAAATGGCATAGCGCAGCCCAAGCTTTGCTTGTTCTTTAATAAACAGATCAAATCCATGCAGGGTATTTTTTAAAGCGCTAAAGGCTTCATTTGTGGTCCCCGTTTCGAGTAGACGCTGGTGAATGCGGCCGAACTTAGCCGCCAAGGATCCTGACAGTTTTATGGTAGTGGTATGATTTATAAGCATAGTGATTCCAGCGATAAGGCATGAATTTGAGGCAATAAAAAAGCCACCTAAAAAGGTGGCTTGAACGTTTTAAATCGACTGCAAGATGTTGTTTATAATTATTATTTTTTAGATTGCGATAAAACTGAGCCAGCTAGTTCTTTTGTTTCTTCGTTATACTTAGTACTTGTTAAAACCTTAGATGCAACAGTTTCCATTTCCGCACTAGTTTGCTTTTTCTTATCCGTTTGAGACAAAGCTGATGCGGCGAGTTTTTTAGCTATCTTTGATGATTTGTCATCTTGTAATATTTTCGCTGCGAGAGTTGCAACATCTGAAGAGGTTTTCTTTGTGTTTTTGCCCATTACTAACTCCATTTAGTTTTAATGTAAATTTCCGTTCAAACTTACGGTGGATTTGAATTATTGGCAAGAAGAACGAAAGAAATTATCAAGTATTCTTCACACAAAAATATCATTCTGTTACATATCGCACAATCACCCTTGTATTGCGCTGCCAGTACCCGCCGTAAATATCGTAGCGGCTAAGGCGACCATAGAGGTGGTGCAGGATTTTACCCTCGCCGACATAAACAGCGGCATGATTAACTCGCTGACTTTGAATTTGCATTAAGATGCCGTCACCAATTTGCAGATCGGCAAAGTTAATATAGGGTTGCGCCACAAACCCCGCTTTAGCAAAGTTATCGAGATAAAGCTCTTGCTCACCCTCCCACCAACCGTCTTGGCGCTCAAAGTCTGGCAATAAAATGCTTTGAACATCGTGGTACCAGTCACGAACACAGCTATAGCAATCCCATACCCCATGCACAAACGGACGACCTAACAAAGGTTGACGTTCACCCGTTGGCACCATAGAGCGTAAATCACCATCAGGCCAACTGAGAATATGCCAAGGTAGTCCACTTGCTTCACACATGGCGATATCACGCTGGCTAGGCTTGCTACTCGCATCTGGGTGGCTGTGACAGATACCTATGATCTGTCCTTGCTCCTCAATATCAGCATATTGCAGTGGATCAATCACAAACTCATCTGCTTTGTTAGTTGCCTTGTTATCGCATGGCACATAACAAGGCTTTTTACCTTGCTGGATGATCAGTCCACAACATTCATTGGGGTAGCAGTTGGCCGCATGCAGAGTAAAAGCATGTAATAGCGTTTGATGCATAGGGACCTGCTTAGGTTGTGTTAGACCATTTTGCCGACGGCGGGAAAATGCTTGATCAATGTTTGATGGATGCTTGATTGCTAGCGCTTGTTTAACTAATTGTAGTCTTAACGCATAGCCGATCACTTAACGCATAGGCTTAACGTATAAGCCTAACGCTGGGGAATCCGCCGTGGGGTAATTCTTCGTTTTCACCAAAGCGCAAAGTGCAACCGGCTATCGTGCCAGAGCATTGATCCACTGCTGGGTTGTCAGTCGGCTCGTCATCTTCGGTAAACATAGCTTCACCCGTGTAACCACAATCTGCGCCACGATATTCACCGCGTTGACACCATGAGCAATAGGCAGTCATTTGTCGGCCGATTTTTTGGCCTGACAAGTCGGCAGGGTTTGATAGCTCAAACGTGACAGAGACATTATCTTCATTCACTTTTTTATCAACATACCAAATCTCTACCGCTTCTTGCGTTGGATCCGCTTCGCTATTGCCACTGGGGAAGTTAGCCGCATCAATGTATTTAGCCAGCGTTCGGCGAATCGTGACCTTGGCTTGTTCCATGTTCTGAAAATACAAACACAAGGCGCTGATACTTCCATCGATGTTGGCAACGGTTAACGTTGGTGTGCTGGGTGATCCATCTGAGTTAACTTCCACCCCTTCTAATTGCGCTGGCCATGCACTGTATTGCTCGCCTTGCCAATGGATGATTCGTGCTGGTAACTCTGGTTGATTAAGGTCAGCATCTGAGTACGGGATATTGTGAGCATGAAAGCGCAGGATATCGGCGCCAAAGGCGGTACCATTGATTTCGTAGAGAATAACCTCATTTCCCGGTTCGAGGGTTTGAATATCGGCACTAAGCATCGGCGGCACCTTTAGTCCAGAGTTTACCTTGCTCGATAATCGCCAACGAATGCGCCTGGCGAATTTGCTCTACAGTGACGGCAGCTTCGGTGTTATCTGCTAAGCGCCAAATAGTGCTTTCAATGCCAGCATCTTCTGAGGCGTGAATTGCCGCCAACATTCTGCGCTGTGACTGTTCGTCACCATCAAAGACTAAACCATCGACTTCAACAGTGATTGAGTTAACGGCAGCAGTTCGTTGGGTGCGAAATAGGTATTCGTCAATGCTAATGCCATTGATCAGTATTTCAGCGCGATATTGCTCAATCGTTTTAAGTTCAGGACGAACAGGCTCAGGCTCTGCAAATAATGGACGTTCAAACACTTGTTGATCTTGGGTTTCTACCGGTAGCGCTGGCGCATTAAGCTCGGCATCTGCCTTACGTGCAAGCCACAACTGATACTGAGCAAACCACTCCCATTGCAGCGTGATGTCATATAGCTCGATAAACTTATCGATCACATGGTGCATTTCCGGATTGGCGGCATGTAAGCGAGTGACTAAAAGCACATCGGCCAGAGCTTTTGACTCTGGCCGATGGCGTATTACTGATTGATCGTGCTCATCGAGCACAGGCGAACCCGCATCATTGAGTTCGTAAAACATACTTAAGTCCATAGATATCCTTAAACCAGAGTTACACCTTGTTCTTAATCCAGCCGATTGGCTCTTTGAGCTTGGCAGTACCCACTAAAACAGTGTTGCCATTCAAGTCTGTCTTAGTTGATTGGTTATCGACAATTGTCACCTTGCCATCATCACCCCAGTTAGTACCGTTATGTTTAAGCTCGATGTAGGAAAAGTGAGGAACGGCTTGCTGGTTGATATTGGCTAGATAGCTCACCACTTTAAATGCCGGTGAATTATTTGCTGGCGCTCCAAGCGTTAGCGGTGAATGAGTCACCCCGTCAAAGTTGGTTGCTGAAGTTAATTTTCCAGAGCCATCGATGGAGCAGGATAATAGTGACTTATTGTTAACTGATACGCCTGAGTTGTTTTTCAGCACTTTTCCTATTAACGACTCACCAAGCAGAGCACCGTTTTCTGGACGATAGTCAGAAGATGCAAATACGTTGTATGGTACTAGTCCATAAATCGCCGCATTGGGAGCACTTTCAGTTTGTTTTGCAAAAGCTTGGTATTGCAAAATCACAATGTTAGCCGCAGGCTCATTGGTTAACGTTACGCTATTGTTTACTGCGTTAAATGTAGGTATAAATGCACTCCATGATGCTCCATTGTTAGTTGAGCGCAAAGCGGTTGGCGCTGTTACTGCAGAACGAGACAATTCAAAATCACTAATTGATCCAGTTGGAGGTTGTAGATTTTTAAACCCTACCCATCCATTTAATAAATCTGGCGTTGCATTTATTGCAGCATTCGTAGCAATCACCTCTGTAACAAGAAAATTCCCACCAACACTAATATTTAAATCAGTAGAACTATCTGCGGTTGTGAGCTTAAGTTTCTCAAAACCTCTATAAGTACGATCATTTGCCTTCTTGACTACATTGGCATGGTCTATAACGTCGATACTGTTAGCTGAGTAACGCAGATCTCGACAAACTCCTCCCTGTCCTGAAGAATAAATACCATCATATAATTTGGCATCTGGACGCCCTGAATATCCTGAGTTCAGATCTCCATATAAACTAAAATCAAAACAACTTTTATTTGAAATAATTAAATCTCTTTGATTTGAGTTATACCAAACATCAGCACCGCCTCCAGAGTTTGCAACGTCAGCGGCACCAAATGGGTTAAGTGATGGGTGATAGGCTCCTTTATTTAGACGTGGTACGGTGCCGCAAACTAAGATGTAGCATTCTCCATTTACCCCTGAAGCTGTATCAGGTGTTTTCCCAGCACTAATGGCGGCATAAATCGCTAAATCAGTTTTCGGTACTGAGTCATCTGTTGCTACTCCTGCAAACAGAGGGTAGCTAAAAGCATTACCACTAATTGAGTCTTTGATGCCTTGTGGCTTTACCACACTTTTCCCAAAGGAAAATTGAAGGTAGTTTGCTGCAGATTTGGATAGCTTAGCTGATTCAAAATTGCTCCAATCTCCATTACCAGCCCCAGCAAAAGTACGTTTACGCAAACGCCATTGAACCAATCTGCCATCATCTAAGTAATACAAGTTATTTTTATGGTTGGCTAATACCTTTTTCTTTTGCGCATTAGTTAAAGCAAAGAAGTTTAACCCTTTTCCTTTTGATGTTGTGTCCCCATCAAACACTGCATAATAAGTAACTGGGCGAGCACTGGCTGAGGTAGTAATCCCGTCCATTGTTGTGGCCTGTGATTGAATTACTCCATTCGGGTAAACGTGCGTGTTAGTTTCACTTACCTCTTCCAAAAATGGCTCAAATGCCCACATATCATGACGAGCAGTGACTACTTCGATATTAGCTGGATCTGCGGCCTGAGCGTTAAACGCTGCGGCAATCGTGGCATGGTTAGTAATAACTCCTGTTGATTTGTTATATGTTTTTTTACCGTCTGGCGCAGCAGGAAATTTAAAGACACATTCACCATCAACAAAAGCTAAA